GTAAAAATTTAAAAAATCTATATTTATAACAAAATAAAAATATGGATCCATTAGGCCAAGTAATATTTGACGATAAAACATTTTCTGATCTTCTTAAAGAAATCCACACTAATCAGAAAAAAAAAGGTAAACAAATAGGTCAGCTTATAGCTGAATTAAGACCTCTTATTCAAAATTTAGGAGACGCTACTGTTGTTGTTCCATTAATTAAAGAATATATGGAAATTAGTGTTAAAAATGATGACCATTTATTAAAAATGGCAGCTATAGTTCAACGTTTATCCACAGGAAATGCTACCAGTGGGGGAGGTGATATGTTAACTGAAGAAGAAATGAATCAGTTACAAGATATAATAGAAGAAACAGAAAAAGAACCTAAGAAAAATAATGGCAATAGTTAGAATAGATAATCAATTTCAAATTTTATCTCCCGATACTAAATTAGAAGCTGTTAGGGTTACTGATATTATATTAGATCCTTCTCATGATCGTTTTGAAGATTATGGTAGTTATGATTCAATAGGTACTATATTTTATACAACTTTAAATAAATCTAATCCTTCTACTGATTCTATTGCAAAACCTTTATTTTCATTTGTAAAAAATTACCCATTATTAAATGAAGTGGTTTTAATAATGTCATCAGGTGATAAAGATAATAAAATATCAACATATTATCTTCCCATATTAAATATCTGGAACCATCCTCACCATAATGCTTTACCATATATAGAAGAATTTAATAATGCTTCATCTAATGATTATGAACAAAGTATCGCAAGACAAGTAGAAGATGGATCAACAGGAATTAATTTAGGTCATTATTTTAAAGAAAAATTAAATATAAAACCTTTATTACCTTATGAAGGTGATACTATTATAGAAGGTAGATTTGGTAATTCTATAAGATTTGGTTCTACTAATATAAGTGATAAAGTAGGTACTCCTAATGAATGGAGTAATAATGGTAAATTGGGAGATCCTATTATTATTATAAGGAATGGTCAATCAAGTCAATTAGATGATAAAGGTTGGATTCACGCTAAAGAAGATATAATAGGTGATGCATCATCAATTTATATGACATCTAACCAACAATTATCTAATTTTATACCTGCTTCATTAAATCAAAAATCATTTGGAGCTAATTTAGTTATAGAACCTACTATACAAGAACAATTAGCAGGAAATTATCAAACTCCTGAAACATTAATTACCCAACCATTAATAGTAGCAGAAGATATTCCTGAAGAAATTACAGAATCATTTGAATCAACCCCTCAAACTTTACCTCCTACATCTTCTATAGATGACCCAGATGATCCTTTTGCAGATTATGCAGAAGAACTTTTAGATGGAGTTTTTGATATAGAAATTGAAGATATATCAGGAACAGAAGAAGATACTAATGATGTTAATGATGATACACCAATCAGCTCAGCTTTAACTTCTGTAGATTTAACTGAAATATCATTCAATACTCCTATTCCTTCATATCAATATGTTGGAATAGCAACTACAGTTCATACTCCTTTAAGTGTAGCTGATATAATAACTCGAATAGATTCAGATGAAGTTGCATCACCATCTAGAGTTTCATATTTAGTAATTCATACAACAGCTTCACCATTAACATTTAGTGTTAATCCTCATTTATGGGTAGCTTGGTATTTTATGCAGAAAAGTGCAGATAAATATTATCCAAAAGGACATGAAAAAGAAGGACAATTAAAAGAAAAAGTAGGAGGATGGAAAAAAGGAGGGTATCATGTAACTATAGATTATGAAGGAACTTGTGTTCAAATGTTAAAAGATAATACACCATCAAATGGTGTAAATAGTCCAGGAAAAGGATATAATAAAAGTTCAACTATAGGAAATAGTAATACAATTAATATAAGTTGGATAGGAGGAAAAGGTGCATTTGATATGACTAAAAAACAAGCTAATTCATTAAATGAATTAGTTAAATTTTATTTAACTAAATACCCTGATATTATAATATTAGGACATAATCAAATTGCAGCAAAAGAATGTCCATGGTTTGATGTTCGTAAATATTGTTCATTATTATCAATACCAAATAAAAATATTTACAATGGAATTGTAAGTGGAATGGATTTAAGTAAAGATAAATTTAATAATCATGAAAAAATAGTTAAATTAACAATGTAATGAGTTATACACCAGATGCACCATATATATATCAAGGAAAACAAATAATAATAGATTCAGACCGTTTAATTTTTAACGCTAAAAACGATTCTATTTTATTATTTTCAGATAAAGCTATTGGTTTTAGTACAAATGGTAGTTTTAATTTTGATACAAGTGATAAGGAAGATAGCAAATTTATTGTAAATTCTCCTAATATTTATTTTGGTTTAAAAGATGGAAATCTACCTACTGAACCTCTTATTTTAGGTCATAAAATGCAAGAATGGATGGTTGGAGATGATTTAACAGAAGGTTTATTAGATGTTTTAGATAGTATATTAGATATGATTGATGGAGAAATATCATATTTAGTTCCAGGAGGTGTTACTACTCCTTCTATAATTAATGATATTGCTATTGAAAATCGTAAAGGTAAAATAGATATATTAAGAAAAAAATTTCAAGAAAATTTAAGTAAACAAGTAAAAACAATATAATATGTCAAGGTCTATAGTAACATTAATACAACAAAGTAATAAAATTTTAGATATTGTAGCCCCTAAAGTAAAAGAAGAAGCCAATAAAAAAATAATAGAAATTAAACAAAAAATTCCTACTAAAGATTCAGTTAAACAAATAATGATGGATGAAATTACATCTAGGGGGCCCGAATTAGTATGTAGTATAGAAGTGCGTAATCGTATTGATTTTATTTATAATAAATTAATATCTAGTGTTGAAAAAATGCAATCTTTAATTAATTTATCACATGAAAAATTAGTAAATTTACAAGAAAAATTACTACAAATAAATAAAATAATTATAGCCATTACTGCAATAATTGAAGCTTTAAAAGCTTTAATACCTGTATTACAAACTATAGCTATAAGTGCTCAAGTAGGTTTATATTTACTAAAAGGACCAGCAGCTGATGTTGATGCTGGACTTAAATTAAAAGATCAAATAGATAAATCTAATAATAAAGTAAAAGAAATAAATAACTCAGTAAAAGTTTTTGAAAAAAAAGTTAGAAAAATTCAAGAAAAATTTGCAATTATACTAGGAATAACAACTTTAGCTATAGGAGTTATACTTACTTTAAAAACAACTATAAATGCTGTAATAGGTTTAATTGAAGGATTTTATCTTAAATATACTTTAATGTGTAATGTAGAAGGTGATTCTATAGAAGATGAAGCTTATCAAGCTGCTGTAGATGATGCTCAAAGTAATTTAGATGATATGTTAGGAGGTACAAATTCTGGTGGTTCTGATCAAGAAATATATATCCCAGAAGATGAATTACTACCAAACACTATAGAAAGAATTAAGAATGCTAATTTTAAAGTAATTCAATATCGAATTGCTTAATTTAATTATATTTATTAACAAACATTATTTAATATGAAAGCCACAGTTTTCGAAAAATTAATTAGAAAAGTTGTAAGAGAAGAAATAGATTATGCTCTTCGACGTGAAATTAAATCACTTAAAGAAGATTTACGTGAGGAATTAAAACCACAAGTTGTAGAACAATCTACACAACGTACACCTATTCCTGAAAATATACAAACTTCTTTAAAAGAAAAAATTATGGGTAAAAAACCTATATCTAAAAATTTTGTATCTAATGGTACTCTTAATGATTTATTAAACGAAACAGCTCAAGGTAATACTAATACGGAATCAGCATTATCACCTGTAAATTTATCCCAACCATTTAATTCATCATCTCCTATACCAACAGAAACAATGCCTACTGAAGTAGCAACTGTTGTAAACAGAGATTATAGAGAATTAATGCGTGCAATGGATAAAAGAAAAAACAGTAGACCATAATGGCATATATTAACGGAAATAGAAGAATAAGTCCTTTAGATATTAATAAAAATGTTACTATTGGGGTTGCTTTTCCTCTTGATTCTGTTAATATGTTTAAAGGTACTAAAACAGTTAAAGAACAAATTAAAAGTAATTTAATTAATTTATTATTAACTGAACCTGGAGAACGAGTAAATGAACCTAATTTTGGTGTAGGGTTAAAAAATTTATTATTTGAACAAAATCCAAATATAGAGGTTTTAAATGATAAAATTAATAGTCAAATAGAATTTTACATTCCTGTAATTACTTTATCAGATGTAAATGTAAATTTTGAAAATGATGAATATAAGTTACACATAATAATTTCATATAGTTTTAATTTAGATGGATCAAAAGATGCAATTCAATTAAACTTTAACTCATCATACTTCCCCCGTGGAAATGGTTAATAATATATAAAAATGGCATATAATAAAGTATCAAATAAAACACAAGATAAAGATGTAAAATATCTTAATAAAGATTTTAATTCTTTTAAAAACCAATTAATAGAATTTTCCGAAATATATTTTCCTAATAATTTTAATGATTTTAGTGAAGGTAATCCAGGAATGATGTTTCTTGAAATGTCAGCATATGTTGGGGATATTTTATCATTTTATACTGATACTCAATTAAAAGAATCGTTTTTATCTTTAGCCCAAGAAAAAGAAAACTTATATAATATGGCATATGCTATGGGTTATAAACCTAAAGTCACAGCCGCTTCTAATGTAAATTTAGATATATTTCAACAAATCCCAGCAAAATTAAATGATAATGGTACAGAACATATTCCAGATTTTAATTATGCTTTAAAAATAGATGAAAATTCTATTTTTAATTCAACTGAAGGATCAAATTTTTATTTGGAAAATCAAGTAGATTTTAGTATTTCATCATCAACTACTTCAGAACCAGAAATATTATATTATGATGGGGATAGTAATCCATCATATTATTTAATAAAAAGAACAGTTAGAGCAATTTCAGGTGAAAGAAAAACTCAAACATTTACAATAGGAGCAGCTGAAAAGTTTAAAACCTTAGAATTATTTGATAATAGTATTATATCAATTGAATCTATAATAGATAGTGAAGGAAACATTTGGAATGAAGTTCCTTATTTAGCCCAAGATACAATTTTTGATAAAATTGAAAATACGGGGGCAATTGATCCTGAACTAAAACAATATAATCAACAAACACCATATCTTTTAAAACTAAAAAAAGTCCCTAGAAGATTTATATCAAGATTTAAAACTAATAATCAATTAGAAATCCAATTTGGTGCAGGTGTAAGTGATAAAGCTGATGAAGAAATTATACCCAATCCTGATAATATAGGATTAGGAATTAAAGATGGGAGATCTAAATTAGATATAGCTTTTGATCCTTCTAATTTTTTATTTACTAAAACATATGGTCAAGTACCCGCTAATACAACTTTAACTATAACATATATTGTAGGAGGTGGATTAGAATCTAATGTATCATCAAATACAATTACACAAAATAAAGAATTAATTACTTTTAGTAAACCCAATCTAAATTCTAATTTATCTAATTATGTAAAATCATCAATTACGTCTAATAATCCAGAATCTGCAACAGGAGGGGGAAGTGGAGATTCTATAGAAGATATTAGACTAAATACAATAGCTAATTTTTCTTCTCAACAAAGAACAGTAACTAAAGATGATTATATTATAAGAACATTATCCTTACCTTCTGAGTTTGGTGAAATTTCTAAAGCTTATATAACTCAAGATGACCAAATAAGTCCCCTAACAACAGAATATAATAATATTCCAAATCCTTTAGCATTAAATCTATATACTTTAGGGTATGATAAAAATAAATACTTATCTACTCTAAATACAGCTACTAAAACTAATTTAATAACTTATTTAGAACAATATAGAATGCTAACAGATGCAATTAATATTAAAGATGCATTTATAATTAATTTTAGTTTAGATTTTGAAATTACTACATATAAAAATTATAATAATAATGAAGTTATATTAGAATGTATATCTGAATTAAAAGATTATTTTAACATAGATAAATGGCAAATAAATCAACCTATTATTATATCTGAAATATCTAATTTAATTGCAGGTATTAATGGTGTACAAACAGTTGAAAGTATATTATTAAATAATAAAAATGGGGTAAATTTAGGATATTCACAATATAAATACGATTTTAATGGAGCTATTAAAAATGGAGTAATATATCCTTCAATGGATCCAAGTATTTTTGAATTAAAATACCCAAATCAAGATATTAACGGACGTGTAACAACATATTAAAATGGCATATTATTTTATATTTCCCGAAAAAGATTCAACAATATATAGTCATCCAAATAGAGATACTATAAATACAGGACATGATGAAATTCTTGAACTTGTAAAAGAAAAATTATCTTTTCAATCAAAATTTTACCCATCTAGGATTTTACTTCAATTTTCTGATGATAATATTAAAGAAGCTATAGACAAAACAGGAGGTATTACATATTCTACAAATTTACAATTATTTTCAACTGAACATAAAAATTTAGCTATTAATCAAGGTATTGAGGTATTTCCTTTAGCTAAAGTATGGGAAGAAGGAACAGGCAGATATTCAAATAATCCTACATCTTCTAATGGTTGTTCTTGGTTATTTAAAGATGGATCAATTAGAGCTAATAGATGGGCTACAGGAAGTTTTAATGATGGTTCTACAGGTTCTATATCTCCTTCATCAGGTATAACTCCAGGTGGAGGTGAATGGTATACTGGTAGTGGTTTTATTGCATCACAATCATTTTCTAATGCAGATATTTTAGATTTAGATGTAGATGTAACTTCAATAATTAATAAATTTAGTGCTAGTTTTACTGACAGTTCAATCTACCCTACAGGTATTCCTAATAATGGGTTTATAATAAAATACCCACAAACAGCTGAAGAATTTACTTCAGGTAGTTATGGTGATTTAAAATATTTTTCTTCTGATACCCATACAATTTATCCACCAAAATTAGCTTTTAAATGGGATGATAGTACAATTAATATAACCACAGTAAATGGTGAAATTTTTAGGTCTACAGCTATACTCCCTAATGAAGGATTGAATGTATCTTTATATAATAGTAAAAAAGAATATAATATAAATGAAGTAGCTACTTTTAGATTACATATAAGAGAAAAATATCCTACAAGACAATTTACTACTTCTTCAAATTATTTAGAACCAGGATATTTTAAAACAACTTCTTATTATAGTATAAGAGATGCACATACAGAAGAAATAATAATCCCTTTTGATGATAATTATACTAAATTAAGTGCAGATAGTGAGGGGATGTTTTTTAAATTATATATGAACGGGTTACAACCAGAAAGACATTATCGTATTTTATTAAAAAGCACTAATGATTTTGGTACTACCATATTTGATGATAATTATCACTTTAAAGTAGTTAGATAATGGCTGAAGAAAATATACAATTAACTAAAACTATATATAGTACTAAATCAACAGATGGTTTAGTAGATCGTTCTTTTTCTGAATTCTTTAAAACTAAAGATCCAGTAGATATAGATCGATTTTTTTCTATCTATAATGAGCTATTTTATGATATTCCAAAGAAAGGGTCTAAATCTCATGAATCAATTGTAAAACAAAGTTTAGATTATACAAAAAATTATTATGACCAAAGAGATGATGAAATACAAACCCTTACAGAAAGAATTATTGAATTAGAAGAACAACTTGCTGAACCTGAAATAATAAAAGAACATCCATTCTATGCTAATGGTACTATAATATCTACTGATGATGATAATGAAAATATTCCAGATTGGGGGAATATGCATTATATGGATAAAGGAGAAAAAAGATTAATTATTAATGGCGCACAAGGAGAAGTATTTAAAGCTTTAATAGCTTCATTAGGGTATAAAGCAGACACAGATCCTGCTGACATAGCAAAAGTAGTCCCTAAAATTGTATTTGATGGTATACCAGATGGTGCTTTCTTAGATATAGAAGATTTAACAGGCCAAACAGCTGCTCAAGAATTAGAACAACAAACAAATTTATTAGCATCTATTGTAGTAGATGATTGGCGAGAAGAACTTATTAATTTAATTCAACCAATAGAAGACGGTAGTATATCTAACCAATTAACATATATTGGTTTATTAAAAAGTAAAATTAAAGAAGAATTTGAAAGAGAAGAAAGTCTTGAATCAATGTCTTGGAAATATTATAATGATGCTAGAGATGGGTATACTCAAGAAGATAGAGATGTTGGTCAGGCATTATATGAATTAGTAAATCCTAAAATCATAAAATCAAGACAAACTTTAGCAATATTAGCACGAATATGGGCTGAAAAAGCGAATTTTCCTAATATAGATTTTAATTCCATATTACCTCGTAGTGAAGTAGGTAAGGGTGTTAATGCTGATAAAGGTTCTGCTGAAATAATTAATGGGCTAAAAGAAAGTGATATAGCTGCATTTTCTGGTTATGGTGATGGTAAAGAATTATTTCCTGGAGTTTTAGAAGGAGATGATTATATTACTAATATATCTTTATTTACTGGTCCTGAAATCGATGGTAATAATCAATTTTTAAATATTCCTGAAAAAAGTCAAATAGCTTATGATTTATTAAATGAGGGATTAATAAAATTAATTTATGTCAAAGAAAAATATAGATTATTTGGTGGTGGTTGGCAATTTGATAAATATGTAACATATTATACTTATAGTGATTATCAAGGTGGTTTAGCAGAAAGATATTTTTTTATAGGACATCAATATAAATAAAACATGGCAATCAAAACAGAAACAAAACAACAAGCTAAGTTTGATTTTCCTGTAGAATCAGTAACTTCTAAAACTATTAATAGGATATTTGGTCGTCCTGAAGATTATATAGAAGTACATATATATAATCAAAATGATCAGCTTTTAACTTCTATACCTAGTTTTACTAATTTTACTCAACCTGAAAAAACAGAATTAGCATGGAACCCTATAGCTATATTAAGTGATAATGGATACACAACAGGTAAATACAAATTAGTATTTAATATACTTCGTAAAAAAATATTTAATACTTCTACTAAATTATTTGTAATTAAAGCTATTTCTCCTACAAGAAATGAGTTAAGAGTTATAGCTAAAGATATTCAAAATGATGAGTTAAAAACATCATCTCAACGTTACATAAATGAAATTAGTAATTCTCCATTTTTAAGAGATTTTGTTTTAAATTTTGGTAATGATAAACTAATTACAGGTGTTAATTTAATTCTTAATGAAGTACCTTCTACTTCAGAATTATTAATTAAATTAAGTGAACCTTTACCTAATGATATTATTCCACTTAGAAATTTTTCAATTGCTGAAGAAATTACTGATAAAATTATCCAAACCCAAGATTTAGGTCTTCCCTCTTCTATAGATACTGGTATACCTCTTAAGGGTCCTAATTTTAAAATAGATGTTAGATTAAATAATAGTATTCCTTCAAGTTATAAAAATTATGATAAAATACTAGAATATAGTTTAACTTCTTCTTATCAAAATCTTTTAAATAAATTAGAAAATAAAGAAATACCTGAAGTTCAATATGATTTTGTTAGAACTCCTTCAGGTAGTAATGATGAAAATCCTCAAGAAGTAACTTATAATTTTGAAAATTTTGTACATTTTGGTAGTGCTTTAGAAAGAATTAAAAATTTTCGTTATAAAATAGAATTACTAGAACGATATGATACAAAATTATCTATTATTAATAATATTACAGGTTCTACATCATCATCATCTTATATCCTAAATGATAAAGAAAGTATAATAACTAAAAAAACAAATTTATTAAAAGCTTTTGATGGATATGAAAGATTTTTGTATTATGAATCAGGAACTTTATCGTGGCCTAAATCTTCAACAACCCCTCCTTATTCTTTACATTCTATATCATCATCTGAAGTTACAGATTGGTTAGGTAGTGAATTAGATACACATCTTAATTATGGGGGGCAACTTTTAACATCTTCTTTATATGATAGACAAAATGAACATTCTTTAGTAAGATTAATTCCAAATCATATAATAGATAATCCAGATAATTTATTTTATACTACATTTGTTAATATGATAGGTCATCATTATGATCAAATTTGGACTCATATTAAACATATTACTGAAACTAATGATACTCATCATATAAGGGGTATTTCTAAAGATTTAGTTTATTATTCTTTAAAAAGTTTAGGATTAGATACTTTTGATCAATTTGAAAATTCAAATTTAATAGAATATATATTAGGAGAAGGTGATTCAGGTAGTATTTTTTATAATACCCCTGTTTCTCAATCATTAGTAACTGCTTCAAATGCAGGTTCAATTCCTAAAGAAGATATTACAAAAGAAATATGGAAACGTTTATATCATAATGCACCTTATTTATTAAAAACAAAAGGTACTGAACGTGGTCTTAAAGCTCTCATGAGTTGTTATGGGGTTCCCTCTACTATACTTAATGTCAAAGAATATGGCGGTTCTACCACAGATAAAACAACATATAAAACATTTAGTTATGAAAAGTCTGGATTAGCTTTAAAAGGAGATTCAGGCACAGATGGATACTTTATAAAAACTCCTTGGTCTTCATCTCTTACAGCCAGATCAAGCTCAGGTATGTCTATAGCTAAAACAGTTGAATTTAGAATAAAACCCCATAGATCAAGTAATAATTACCATTTATGGTCATTATCAGGTTCAATGGGTAGTATTAATCAATCTATCCTCAGAGATCAACATCTTAGATTAGAACCATATACAGGCACAGATATATCATCCTCAGGAGATGCATCACAATATGGTAGATTAGTTTTTAGTAAATATAGTGATGAGAATTCAAGTACTACTACAGCAACAGAATATTTTCCTATATACAATGGTGATTTTTGGAATATTTTTATAGGTGTTGAGCCAGCTCCCACATTTAATTCTCAACAAAAAATAGAATTTGGAGCTTATCAAGCAAATCATTTAAAAAATGTTAATTTTTATAGAGCATTTCGTTATGAGCAAATGAGTGGTAATTCGTTGGCTTGGGGACTTAGACCCGGAAATGAACCGGCTAATGCTAATATATATTTAAAAGGAGCAGAATATTGTTATATAGGAGGACTCCCTCCAGCACAACACCATAATAATGTAGATGGATTAAGATATTCAGGCTCACTTCAAGAAGTAAGATACCATTTTAATGAATTACTTTCACATGAAACACTTATAAAACATGCTCTTGAACCTTTTATGTATAATGGTAATACTATTTCTTCTTCATATGATAATGTAGTTTTAAGATTACCTTTAGGAAGTAATGATCAAAAAAGTAGTGCTAGCTTCCATCCTAATTCAGATGTAGATTATTTAGGAGGTGGGACTAGTAGTATGGCTACTCAAGAATGGGAAGAAGTAATAGAAACTCATCATTTACCTACTCCTGATACTGTTGGTATTTCAATGACAAGTGAAAAAACTAGAATAGATACTGGTACTGTAGACGATAATTGGTTATCACCAACTATTAAAGCTGAAACATCAACATTAGACAGACAACCTTTAGATTATCCTGATTTAGGAGTATTTTTCTCTCCTACAACAGAAATAAATGAAGATATATTATATACTTTAGGTTCATTTAGATTAGATGATTATATTGGATCTCCATTACCCTCAGCTCAATCTTCATCAGTATATGAAAATTTATCTGATATAAAAGATTTATATTTTAAAAAAGTAAAAAAACGTTATAATTATTGTTATTATATTAAATTAATTCAATATATTGACCATACATTATTTAAATTAGTAGAACAGTTCACACCTGCAAAAGCAAATTTAAAAACAGGATTATTAATTGAACCACATTATTTAGAAAGAACTAAATTTGCAAGAGAAATACCTACTACTGGTGTGGGTCAAAGTATGAAAAATAATTCATACCAAACATTTGAATTCGAAATAGAATCTAAAAAACAATTCTCTATTACAGATTCTTCAGTAATTGTAACTAATAATTTACTTCAAACTACAGGTAGTAATCAACAAAGACAAGAACAAGGAACAAATGCTACTATAAATATTAAAGACCAATGTAGTTTTGCAGGTTCTTCAAATTTTGAAGGAAATGCTACAAATGGAATTACTTCTAATAGGTATTATCAATTACGACGAGTTAATTAATTAAAAATTTAAGATGGGTTTTCAACAAATAACATTAAATACTAATAATTTTACAACACAACAACTATCAGGGACTGATTCATATGTTATTTCAGGTATCTCTGATATAGAAAACCAATCATCATCCACAACAATCACAAATAATGATAATGCTTTTATATTTAAACATACGTTTGATGGACCCAAATATATAAATAGAATTATCCTTAACATGGGTGCAAATACTGCTAATACTTGTATTTTAACAGTTACAGATACAAATGGGAATGATATAATAATTGATACTTATGCTCCAGGATCAGGAGAAGTTGCAAAAGATATACCACAACCTTCAATTAATCCTATAAAATATGTATCATTTCAATATACATTTATAAACTCTACTAATTCATCTACTACTATAATAGATTATATTAATGTTTTTACCCCTTATTATATTAGAGATTATAATATAGAATTTGATGATAGTCTTATAGACATGGCTTCATGGAACAATATAAGGTATGATGGATGTAAAATTTCAGGATCTAAAATAAATCAACATACTACAGGAGACCCTATTTATGCATATGGTTTAAAACCAGTTATAGAAAATAAAACATGTGCTATTTTTATGGGAAATAGTGTACAAGATGGTGAAGCTACTAGTAGTTTAGATCCATTAGTTGAAATAAATAATCATAGTTATGTCACAATAGATACAATTCTTTTAGTAGATTTACAAACATTAAAATCAACAAAAATATCATTTGAACAATTTAATGAAACTGAAGAAAAAAAAGAATCATTTAGAAGAATGGTAGCAGATAATTTCCCAGAAGGATCTAAAATTGTTACTAAAATATTAGATATAGCAACCTCAGCTCAATTAAAAGAATTCCACCATGTTAAATTTAATCAAGGTCTTTTAATGTCATTATATGCTTATACTGCAGATACTACTGGACATGAAGATGGAGTATTTGGAGGTTTTGGAATAAGAGATGAAAAAGGAAAATTAATAGATAATGTAGTGTCAGGTGGAGGATTATTTGGATTTGGTATGACACATCCAACAAGTGCTTCAAGATTTGGATTAAGTACCCAAGAGACCTATGGTGGGGGACCATATACAACTGTAGCAGAATTTCCTAGTGAATTATCATTATATGGGAATATACCAGAAATTACCCATTTAAATTCATTAACTGCTTCAGGTGCCCCAACTACTAATCAATTTTCATATACTAAAAAAATATTTTAAAATATGCCTCAATCAATAATAAATCTTACAAGTAGTTTAACAGAATTTTATGATAATATAGTTTATTGGGAAATAGCTAAAAATACTAATAAATTTTTTGTAACTTTTGAAAAAGGCCAATATGGTATTCCTAATAATAGACAAGAATCTATAGGAACAATGGAAATTGATTATCCTAAAGTACTATCTAATACAGCATCTTCAGATAATTTTATTGATGGGATAACTAGAAACACAGCTAGATTTGATGCATTTTTAGAAGGTGAAGAAAAAACCCCTACTTCATCAACAACTACAAATAATCATAGGTATAATGGTTTTATTCCAACAACTGGATTGAAAGGAACAAGACATTTTGAAACAATCTTAACATCTTCAAAATTTCAATCAACAACTATTGATTATGAAATACATGATGGAGCATCTCAATCATTTTCAGCATCAAGAGAAGTAAAAGCTTCTTATTTTTATCCTTATTCAAGTCATCAATTATCAGTATTAAGAAAAAATCCAACTTTAATTATAGATTTAGATAAATCTAATGAATTACCTAATGGGGTAGGAAATAAAGGATTTGTACTTATACCTGAAAATACCCACCCTAAAGTAAAAGAAAATTTAGATGAAATTCTATTAAAAGCAGGATATGCAACAAAATAAACATTTTTTAGAAAATTTTATATTTATAACAAAACACAATTATAATGGGATATTTAGATAACAAATCAATAACAGTAGATGCGATATTAACTAAAAAAGGTCGCGAATTATTATCAAGAAATGATGGTTCTTTTAATATTACATCATTTGCACTAGCAGATGATGAAATCGATTATTCATTATTTAATGAAAATCATCCAAATGGTTCTCAATATGCGGGTGAAGCAATTGAAAATATGCCTTTATTAGAAGCATTTCCTGATGAAAATAATATAATGAAACATAAATTAATTACTCTAAATAGAAATGTAACTACAATTCCTATTCTTTCAATAACAAATCAAGCTCCTAATTTAAATAAAGGTGAAGGTGGTATAATTGATCCTCAAACTTTAAATTTTGATGCGTCTGTAAACTCAAAAGAATCAAGTGGTTACATATTTACTGTAAAAGACAGAAGATTATTTAAATCATTCACAGGTAATGGACAAGGCACAGCTCAATCAGGAACATCTCAAGTTATATCAAGTACAGTAGCAGTTAGTGAAACTGTAATTGGTAATACATTATCATTTGAAGCAATATCTTCAGATTCATTATTTGGTTCAAATACTAGATTAGTAACTACTATAACAATCGAAGGTAGAGATACAGGAGCAAGAGCAACAGTTCCAGTTACTATAAACAAAGCAGCTAGTGGTGCATCTCAATATGCTCAAGGTATAACAGCAGCAGAAAAATATTAAAATATAAAAAATAAAAAATGGCACGAATTGATTATAATTTAACAGAAGATGTTGTAGATGATACACAAAAAGTAGTAACATCTACATGGACTAATAATGTTAATAATTTAATAGTTGATAATAGTTTTACTTCATCTATTCAAGCAGATTTTGCAGCTGCTACAAGTTCAGGAGCTCATTATATAGAAGTATATAATAATACAGGTCTTTCAGCTTCTCAATTCTCTGTAGCTTATGGTCACAGAGCAGGATCTGGATCTTTAGATTTTACTAATGATACTAATGCTATAGGTAATAGTCCTTCAAAAAATATTTATAATCAATATCGACAATTAGTATTTGGTGATGAAACTAAACATTTTGCCTTTCCAGGAGATGGTGATACAAATGCTTTTACACCTAATGATATTTATGTAATTAATGTAAATAGATCACGTTATAAAAATAACTTAAAACCTGGTTCATTAAATCTCCATTTAGGAAATTACCAAGCTGGAACATTTACAGGTGTTCACCTTACTGATGATTCAGTTACAACAACAGGATCTGCAGTTATTACTAATGCAGGTAGACAATTTAATATTGTTTCAGGATCAAATGGAGTCAGATCAGGTTCTACTAATATTCAAAATTCTATTGGTAGTGGATCTTACGGATTATATTATCCAGATAGTGGTTTTATAGTCTTAAACCCAGTTGCTATAGGTCATATATTAACAGCTTCAAATGATGTAGGAGATGCATCAACATGTTTTATTCCTGAAAGAGGTGGCAATACACATAGTATTGATGGTACTAATTCTGTTAGAATTTTAAATGCTATTAGTGGAGGTGGTAAATTTATAGTAGATAGTGAGGAAAAAATTAGTTCTAAATATTATTTTACTAGAATAAAAAATTCCCAACATAATTTTACTACTAACCCATCATTTATAGATTCAACAGGTAATTTAAGATATAGTACAATGGAAAATAATCCAAAAGTATATATTACAACAGTAGGATTATATAATGATACTAATGATTTAGTAGCAGTAGCTAAATTAAGTCAACCAATTGCTAAAGATTTTTCAAAAGAAGCCCTTATTAGAGTAAAATTAGATTATTAAAATGTTAATTGAATGTCAGTTTATAAACAATTTACACCCCGAGACTATGCAGTAGTACCATTTAATGCCCATAAACAATACACTCTTAATTCAAGTTCTGCAGCTTTTAACGATATAGATTATTTTACATCTTCATATTCATCTACTAATATAAACCTTTATACTAGTGGAAATATAAAATATCAACAAATAAATCATTTATATTATAAAAATTATATCACAGATATAAATAATAAATTTGGAGGTGAAAATTATTTAAAACATAAAAGAGCCCTTTATAAAGAAGCCAATATTTTATCTATACCTGCAGGTTTATATGGTTATGAAATTAAACCTGGATCATTTTTTCTTTCATCTAGTCATAGAAAAATAATAGATGATTCTTATGGTAATCTTATAATAAGTGGAACAAATATAGATGATTATATTACCGATCCTCGTTCTACTTTATTAAATATAGGTCCTATTGAAGGATATAAAAAATATGATTTAAATATTTATGATGGTTATATTAAACCTACTAGATATTATAGAAAAGGTGATGAAAGAGTAAACGTTGTTAATTCTTATAGTACACCTTTTGATAAATATGAATATGATGATAGTTATTTTCTTAATAAAACTTATTATAATAATGTAGCTTTTTCAGAAAAAATACTTCACCCATCAAATAATTCTCAAAGTAAATTTCCAGGAATAGATTTTAATGGAGATAATTCAGAAATAAAAATTTATAATAATAATAAATTTAACTTTAATTCAGATGATGACTTTTCAATTGAATTTTGGGTAAATGTTCCTACTATGAGTAATCAAGGTGACAAAATGTTTCTAATTGAAAAATCTACTACAGAAACAACCTTCCCTTTACTACAAACATCAGCATCATCTCAAATCATAAGTAAAAATGTAGACTCATATCCATTTAAAATATATTTACGAAAACCTACTGCGACGTCGACAAATCCAAATTATGTATCACCTATAACTTTTCTTAGTTTTGAAAAACAAAATGATAAACAACAAAACAGTTTAAATGCTGTTCCACTTGAATATGATAAACAACATCATATAGTATGCGTACAATCGGCTTCTAAAATATTTATTTATAAAAATACTATTAAATCAACTGAAAAAACAGTTTTAAGTGGTGTATATAGAAATAATGCAGATATTTATATTGGTAATGAAGGGGGTAATACTAATTATTTTAGTGGCTCTTTAAGTCAAATAAAAATTTATGATAAAGCATTATCTCCAACACAAGTTAAAAATAATTATGAAAGTAGTAATGGTTCACCTTATATAGGAAATATATTTTATTCTCAAGGGTTAGTAACAATAACCCATCCAAAATACCAATATATATTAAACAAAGCAGGTTATGGTATTGGAACTATGACTATTGATGATTCAGGTCCTATAGAACTTCCAGATGTACCTGGTATATTTACAGTAGGTGGGGTTCCAGGAACAGCTGCTTCTTTACAAGCTATTTTTGGAATAAATCAACTTAAATTTCAAGGATCTCATTTAATATATGAAAATGAATATAAATGTACTATAGATGAAAATGAATACAATAATACTTTAAATCCCTCAGTAAGAAAATTAAAAACCCATACCTCTCCTGATTTATCAAATTTTGCAACAGGATCACTTTTTAAACCATATGTTACAACTATAGGATTATATAATGAAAGTAATGAATTACTTGTTGTAGGAAAATTAGGACAACCATTAAGAACTTCAAATGAAACTGATACTACTATTATATTGAGATGGGATACTTAATATGTATAATAAATTAAATAAACTGAAATGGCAACAAATAAAGAAGATTTAAAAGAATATTTTCAAGATGGAGATACTCCTACTGAAGGACAATTTGGTGAGTTAATTGATTCAATGCTAAATTTAGCTGAAACAGGAACCCAAATAGTTGCAGGTACTATATCAGCCTCAGGAGTTAATGCAGGAGCATATTCATTAGAATCTTTAGATTTTTCAGCAGTAACAACAGATTTACAAAATTTAACCCTTACATCAAGTAATGTCTTTGGTTCTCAATCAGCAGGAGCTCCACCTTTTGCCCCAGAACTTGGTGTTACTTCACATTCTTTCTTTGGTCCAATTTACCAATCAAGTAGTGGTGCACATTCAGCTTCATACTTTTTAACCCCAGTTGGTTTAGGATCAACTAATAATCCAATAGAAGGTGAAGGATTATATATAGAATCAAGTAAAACTATAGGACTTAGTACTAGTTCTCTAACTCAAGCATCTGCATCTTCTTTATTAATTTTACATAATATTAATCAACATTTAGCCTTTGATTCAAATGAAATCCATCAATATGGAGAGAATTTAAATATAACAGCTCAAGGTGTTAATAGTACTACTGGTAATATAAGATTTAGAACTAGTACCGAACCTACAGAAACTCCTAATCCTTCTATGATAATATCTTCAAGTGGGTTAGTAGGTATTGCAGAACAAAACCCTAAAGTAAGACTTCACATTAGTGAATCAGGAACCTCAGCAGCAATATCTGCTTCTTCTAATGGTTCTGTTTTAGCCCATTTTCATTCAAAAGCTAGTACATCAGGAATTAAACTTTCATCTTTAAATACTACTACTAATTTTAATGGTATTGCAGTTACAGGTAGTGATTTATTATTGCTTACTGATAATACTATTGCTTTAAGAATAAATGAAGCACAAGGTATTACTGCTTCTGGTGATTTTAGTGCAAGTGGGTTATTATATGCTAATACAACAGATGCTGGAACTGGTGGGTATCCAACTGTTTTAATAGACACATCTTCTGGTAGATTTTATTTTACTGGAAGTTATGGAGGAGGAGGATCTAGTGGTGTTACATCTATAACTGCAGGTCCAAATATTACATTACAAGGTGGGGTTGGAACAGGTGCAGTTGTAATTAGTGCAAGCGCAGGAGGAGACACATATTGGGAAATTGCTGGTGGGGGAATAGGACTTGTAACACCATCACATAATGTAGGTATAGGAGTTGATGCTTCTAGTAATACTAACCATAAACTTTTAGTTGCTGGTAATATTTTAGCTCAACAAGATGTAATTGCATATTATACTTCAGACAAACGTTTAAAAGACAATATTAAACCAATTGAAGATCCAATTGGAAAAATCAAACAAATAGGTGGTTATTCATTTGATTGGAATAATAATCAATCAACATATGAAGGAACAGATTTTGGTGTTATAGCACAAGAAATTGAACAAGTATTACCTTCATTAGTACAAACAAGAGAAGATGGTTATAAAGGAGTTAAGTATGATAAAATAGTTTCTTTATTAATTGAAGCTATTAAAGATCAACAAAAACAAATTGACAAACTTAAAAAATTGATTTAAAATGATAAGAAACCAATTTCTTTTTAATCAATTTGGAGATACTTTTGGAACATCTGATTTTCAAGAAAATTTTTCTTTTAGGGTAGTAATTGGAGAAGTAGGTTCAGGTGGTCCAGAGGATCCAGGTAGTCCAGGTGGTGATGGTGGTGATGGTGGTGGTACTGGTGGTGGTGGCGGTGGCGGCGGTGGTATTGGTGTAGATCCAGATCAAACTATGTCTAATGTATATTTTGGAGCAAACACAGTTATGTGGCCAGGAACAGACCCTGAAATGGGTGATATTACTTCAATAGCTGCTGAAAATACCCCCAATAATGTAAATTGTCAATCTGCTAATTGGAATCCCCATACAGCTAAAACTACTAAATACATTACTGAATTAATTGCTATGGATTGGGGTTGGGGTTCAGAAAATCCTATAGGTATGGATTATAGAGATACTTGGATAACATCGCAAGGAGAAAATAATATTCATGTTTTTCCTTATCCTCCTGAAACTCCATTACAAGGTTCTCCTTTCTTTTATAGTAAAATTGAGAATACTTTTCAAACATTTCCATATTCTAGACCAACTCCTAGACATTCAGATAATATTGGTCAAGGTCTAACTCAAGGTGCTTGGGATCACGATTTAATTAATAACACAAAGGATGGTTATGTACATGCATTTGGTGCCGCACCCGCAGAATTTATTTCATGTAGTGGATATAGTGCAACTGCTGCTTCAGGTTCTCAAGAAAATTGCTCGTTAGCCGCTAGAAGTAGACAACTATTTGAAGATAAAAAGGGTCATAAAGAGGCACATGGTGATACAAATACACCTGGGCAACAATTAGCATTTGATTATTCTCCTACAATATTTAATAAACATTTAATGCCTTTTACTGAAGAAAACCCAAACAACGGATCAAATTTTATACCTGAATATACAGGTGTAGTTAATGATGCAGATAAAAGACACTTTTTTATGGATGAAAGACTAGATTTATATGATATGAATATAAATCAATATCCAATATCAGGTTCAGAAACATGGGCGACTGAAGCAGACGCTATCTTTGAGGATGGTGAAAGAGGATTTCCTATGGGTTTATTTTTAAATACAGCTAAATTTAATCTTGGTAGGATAGATATATTTTCTGGAAATATTCATGAAAATGTCTTTGAAATTAATTTTATTTATGACCGTTATTATACACTTAAAGCTGGTTTTAAATTTTTAAGAAAAAAAGATATTTCAGGTAGAGGATTGTTTGAATTGTCTGGATTTTTTGATCCAGACAATGGTTCTGGTATTCATTTAGGAGGAAATCCTACAACTGATCCATATGTTGAAGCTCCAGATATCCCAGGAGGAGATGAAACAATTGAATAAATATTAAAATAATAAAATATGAAATGGTTATATAATAAAAAAGAAATTAACGAAATAACCGACCTTCCACAAGAAGCATTCGGCTTTATTTACCAAACAACTCACATACCTACAGGTAAAAAATACATTGGTAAAAAATCACTAATGTATAATTTAAAGAAAAAATTAGGTAAAAAAGAAAAGGCCCTTTGGGAAGGTAAAGGTCGCCCACCAATGTATAAACGCGTATTAAAAGAAAGCGATTGGAAAACATACTATGGTTCACATCACTTAATCAAAGAATATTTAAAAGGTGGTTTTGAACACGAATTAAAACGTGAAATTATATTCATAGCAAACAATAAAAAACATTTGACTTACTTGGAATGTAAACATCAGTTTGCGCTTGGTGTGCTTGAATCAAGTGAATATTTAAATGACAATATTCTTGGTAAATTTTTCGATAAAGATTTTGCATAGCAATTTATTTTTCGTATATTC